ACATGGTGATTTACTTTGGTTTACAACACCACAAGAAAAAGATGGCAGGTTAATATTCACACCAAACACAACACAGTACTCAGTTGATCCTGCAAGTGACATCGGCAAGAAAATTGCCAATAGTAATACAGGTGTTGTGCTACATGCACACATTGACTTAGAAGGAAACAAAAGCTCAGTTGATGCAACTAAGTTTCAAGAAGGTCCATTGTTAGCAATGCCTCCACAAACACTTACAGATGTACCAGACATTCAAAGTGCTAAACTAAAAGAACTTGAAAACTTTATTAATCAAGCAGGCGGAGACATTGATGCAGTATTAACACCTCCTGTAGAACTTAAAATGAAAAACTTTCCAGATATCTTGTACATGTATATGAACAATGCAGCAAAAACAAGATCAACCGGTAAAATTGGTAGTAAGCATTTTGTACAATGGTTAACAGCAGATGGTTCTAAGGTAAGTAAAGCTAAACAAGGCAGACTTGTAGAATATTTAAAGCAACATCAAAAAGGTTTAGATGCCGTATTTGCATTTATGCGTAGTATTGGACCTATTAAAGATAACATTATAGCACAACTAGATGCCAACCCAGCTGATATTGAAGCAAGTACAGGTGGACAACGAGGTGGCGAAGGTTATGTAATTGGCAAAGATGTCAAACTAGTAAACAGAGCAGGCTTTACAGCCGCTAATATGGAAAAGAACAATTAAATGTATAGTAAGCAATGTAAGTTACACTTACACGAAGCAAAAATGACACGTTGGCAACACTTTAAACATGCATGTAGCATTAGTTGGCGTTTAGAGAAGGCAGCATGGGCAGTATTTTTACATGCACTTGCGCCAAGATACTTTAAAACATACGCAAGTGATACTTGTGATGCAATAGCAAAAGAGAATAAAAAATGAACGAAAAACAATATACAGCAAAGCAATGGGCAGAACTAGAAGGTGGACACACAATGAGCGAAGATTCAAAAGCTCTACCATTTATGCAATCTTTAGGTGAAGCACGTATGTACAAATCAAAAGCGCAAATCTCACGTGAAGGCGCACGTAGTATCACTGACCATGCATTTGTTAGTATGTTAAGTTTATATGCAATGAGTCAAGATTATGACTCAGCACCAATGGCAGCCAATTATGCAAAAGCAACAATTTCTAGAGGTAGCTTTTCTGCACCAAGCCCAGGCGGAACAGATTTATATCAAACACTTTTTACACTAAACAAACCAGAAGGGTTAGTCAATAGTGCAAACGACAAAATGTTAATGAGTAAAGTACAACTTGATAACAATAAAATTAAAGGTTTTCTTAGAAAAATACAAAATGGTAATTTGTCACATGGTGAAGCACAATCATTTTTCTATAGACTAGAAAGCCAACTAGCAATACAAGATCCTAAGTTAAGAGCAGCAAGACGCTTAACACAAAACTGGAGCAAATTAACTACAGCACAGCGTACATTAGTTGCTACACAACTTGATAGATATTATAAAACAGCCGCATACAGAAGTGACATGCGTCCACTGTTTATGAAGTTTGCTAAAAATAATGGACTTATTGTTGGACAAGGAAAAGTTAAAAAGATTGCGAAGCGAGTGGCAAGAGGAGCGGCAGCTTTTGCGGCTGGATATGCAGCTGGCAAAATGACAGAGCTATAATATGCGCTCTACAGGAACACAAAGACCGTCGGAAGTAATCGGTGGCAATACGGCCTTTTACACTATATACACATTAATAGATATTACTGATTCAAATGTATCAAGTCCAAAAATAAATGAGAAAAAGTTTTATCAAAGTCAAAACTTAAATACATTTATGCAGGTAATTGGATTAAGAACACAACCAATTATAAGTAGTATAACAAAACTAGAATCACAGAATTTAACTGATTACAAATTTGGATCAAGCATTACTGGTACACAAACAGTATGGATATTAAAATTTGTGTCAGATACAGATCGTGCCTGGTACGGCAATGATAGTAATACTGCATTATTATCACAGGATTTTGATTTTGTACCAGTACACGATCAGTTAGATGAAACTGTAGTAATAGACGGAGATGTTATAAACACCAATACAGTTGATAAGTGTAATACTTACTTCAGTTTTAGTGAAAACATATAAATAGTACTATATGCACGAATGCATATAATAGAAATCAGCTCTTTAAGAGATTGTAATTAAATGGAATTGGACGGGAATTATGTCAATGCAACAATCAAGACTAGAGCGTGAAAACCTAGAAGCACATGTAGACTTATGTGCAGAGAGGTATCGCGTGTTAGAAGAAAAATTTACAAGATTAGAAAACAAAGTTGACGATCTGTCAGATTCAATTAAAGCGTTGTCGGATAAGAATACAGCTGATAAAGTTTCTGGTAACAAATTAGTAATAGGTGCAGCGGCAACTGTGATTGCAGGATTATTAAGTACAATTGTATTATTATTGCTTAATTTACAAGGAATGCAGGTACTGGTACAATAATGATACTGAACGAATCATATAGTAACGTTGTTACAGAAGCTAAAGTAGTGTATGCTCGCAGAGGCAGAAGTGTTACTACTAAGTTTAGATGTACAGTAGGACCTAGAAAAGGTCGTGTTGTAGCATCACCGGCTCAATGTAGCAAACCTATAGATTTGAAAAAGAGATTTGTGTTAAGAAAAACAAGAGCAGCAAAAGGCTCACGTATGATGAAAAAAGCACAAAGAACAAAAAGAGTTAACCCACAAAGTAGAATTGTGAGACAACTAAACAAAGCGAGAAAATGATATGAAAACAGAAAGTTTAATTAATAAAGTACAAGAATTTTTAGAAGGTCAAGATATCAAAATTGATCAGGAGCTATTATCAAACTCGCTAAGAGAATTAAATTTTACTCAAACACTTAGTTTAATAGATAACTTAAAAGTGAATGATAAAAATGCAGTATTAGAATTACTAAACATTAATGCGCCGGTAACAGAAGAAGAATCACCGTGGACAACAACAGGTAAACATCCTGAAGATATGGACGCAGATGAACTAAGAGATGAACTTGCAGTATTTGATGAATTAAGAGATAGAGGTGATTATTTGTCACCACAAGAATTAGCACGTGAAGATACATTATTTGATTACTTAGAGCAAATTGATGGACCACAAGTAGACGAAGCATATGGAACAGTTGGAACACAACAACCATCAGCTTCGGCAATTAAAGCACAATCAACAAAAGACAATAACAACCAGCGTGATTTTACAAACAATCAACAAGATCAACAAAGAAATGCTTCAAATCCTGTGCCTAGAGGTGTACCGGGTCTCAAAAATCCACAAGCAACAGGACAAGGCGCAGCAAGATCAGTTGGCGCAGATCCAGATGATGTACAACGTGGACAAAATGCAGCACAGTCAAATGCAAACGCACAACTGGCAGATCAAAATAGACAAGAAATTGAAAGATTAAAACAACTCGCATACGGGAGGCGCGGCTAATGAGATCTATATTAGGCCCTGGCGGAATCCCAACATTTGTAAACAAATTGGAAAATAAAGTATATGAATCTATAACTGAAACAGTATCTAAAGAAGATCTTTCAGAAAGAGATGTATATCTTATGCAATGCTTAGTAAACAAGAACTTAATTAAAAAAGTTGTTGAAGGCAAAAAAGTTTATTATAAAAAAACAAGGAGTATGTAATGTCGTCGCCAGAAGTACGTGGAATGCAAGATATTTTGGACAAGCTAAATTCAGCTGCCCAAACGCACGAATCAAATCAATCAACTAAGCCCACAGCAAATGTATCTACAGATGCAAAAGCTATGTATGATATACTAGCTAAATTAGAAGAAGCTACTAAGACGGCAGCAACAGAAGTGGCAGCAAGTGCAGAACATGACACATCATTGATAACAGCAGGTGCAGTTCGTAACCGTGAAACTGATTCAATAGAAATAGACGGCAATTATAAAATTCAGTTAGTGGAAAGAAAAGTAATAGAAAATGTAAACAAAAAGTTTTACAATATTGAAGATTCCACTGGCACAGTACTATACAAAGAATTAGCACTTTTTGAAAGTGCAATGGGTATAATAAAAAACTTAATGTTTGATAAAGGCGATCACAAAATTGATAAAATTGTTCAACTTGATGATCGATATGCGGCATACTTAACTGAAGCAGCTATGTATAAACACAAGTCAATAACATTAACAGAAAGCTATAAGACAGATGTATACGTTGCAAAGCAAGGACACGCTATGCATAAGTTACATTCTATCAAAAAACAGATCAAATCACTGCTCTAAGCATAAATACAATATAACAGGAAAACGGGGTTCTAACATGGAATTACAACAATTACAAGAAAACAAACTAACAACGCTCAAGCGTGTGCTTGACGATGTGTTTAGTTTAAAACTAGACTTTAATGCACCTAGCTCTAAGTTAGAAGCAATACAAGAGTCTACACAAAGAAAAATAACAAGTCTAAGAGATGCAGGACAAGACGTGTCTCATAAAGATTTTCAAAAGCTACTATTAATTGCGGAAGGAATGGACATGGCAATAGAGAAAAAGAAGCTAGAAGAATCAGCTGATTTAGATCAAGCTGAAGTCCTACTAGCGGCAAAACAAATGGCAGATGACTTACAAAAAATGGCTGAAAACTTAGCAAGTATGCAAGTTGAAGACTTAATGAGTATTCATAATGCTATGAAAGAACAAGTAGGTACAGCAGAAGCAGACGCATTTAATTCAAGTGCCGAAGCAGCAATTGGCTCGGCATTAGATGCAGTTAAGTCTGCAAATGAGCAAGTTGGAAATGCAGTGTTAACAGCACAAGGTATGGCACCAGAAACAACAGACATGGATATGCCAATGGGTGAACCAGAAGGCGACATGGAAGCAGGTCTTGATGATTTAGACGCTCCTATGGATGCACCAATGGACGATGAGTTTGGTGGAGCAGATGCAATGGATGCCGATTCTGACATGGACGGACGTGAAATGAAAGAAGATGCATACTTGGCAGCAGTACGTACTATTAAAGAAGCACAAGCGGAAGGTAAAGTATCACCAGCTATTCTTAAACAAGCATTCGCACAGTTAAAGAATAAGTAAATGAGATACAACGATTTAATAAGGCATACTCTAATTGATCTGCTGTCAGTGATGACTGCAGAAGGGTCAACTTCTTTATCGTTGGATACATTAGAAAAAACATTAGATGCACAAAACATGCATGTTGATGAACAAGAACTACGTGACTTACTTGATAGTATCCCCGTTGTAAATACAATCAAGGATGATGTAGTGTTCTTTAACAATGATGGCGATGTTGATGCACCTGATCCGGAAAAACAAGATAAGACAGTTGCAAAACTGGCTAAGAAAAAAGTAGACAAAGAGATGAGCAAATGAACATAGGATTAAACGCAGCACAGGCAAGAGCAAAAAGCTCACAAGATATGGTTGTTTTTAACGAGTGTACTGCCATCATGAATGCTATTATAACAACAAGTGCAACCGGTGTATATGAAACTTATATCGGCGATGGAACAACAATGACTGAATGTACTCCTAGCACAATAAAGATTGGTACAGTAAATTCTCCAACAGTTAATGTAGGTGATACACTTATTATCAATTCAACAACAATTACATTAGGCACAACAGGAACAAACTTAAACTCTATTATTGCAGACATTAATGATGCAGCGGTAACAGGTATAACAGCATCAAAGGATGCTGGATATTTAGTTTTAAATGTTGTACTTGATGCATCAGCTACTTGGTCCTATGAAATAGGAACTGGAACAGCAAACACGGCATTAGGTTTCACTGATGGAATCTATGTCCCACCTACGCCTACTAGTACAACATACTTTACTTCATGGCAAGGTGCACTTACTGACAGAGCATTAGATAACCAAATGAACGCAGTAATTAAGTACTTTGGTAATTTAGGTTACAAAGTAAACAGACTAACAAATTCAGCTACTGGAAAGACTTTCAGATGGCATATATATTGGTAAATTACAAGGAGAATACCCACTATGGCACATAATTTAACAACAACAATAACTCCAGATCTAATTGCAGAAGCACATGATGCCGGCACAGTACCCGAAGATGCAATAATCAGTGATGCAGCAATTGTTATTCACGAAAGATTTGAAGCAGAAGGCAAGATCTTAGATTTGACAGAAACCGACAACGGTAATGGCACATATCAGTCAGTAATTAAGTTTGTTGATTCAGCAGCATGTGATGCCTACCTAGCAGAAATGGCAGCTATTAACGAATTCGAAACAAGCGGCGCATCGAGATCTAATCAAACACGAGCAGACGTATAATATAAACAGTGTCCCTACGTTGCAAGACGAGACACAAATATTAAACACTTAATAGAGTATAATATAAGGGGAAATACAGTGAAAGATCTACAAGAAACACTCAATGCAGTAAACAGATCAAAGATTTGTGCGAGAAACTATAAATCAGATGCAGTTCCTGAAGAGCTAATCGAACATTTACAAAAAGTTGGAACCGGCGGCCCATTTAAACAGGGTAGACGGTATTTTGATTTATATGCAATTACAAACGCTGAAAAATGTAATGCTATATGGAAACATACAGCACGACCAGACGAAGCTAATGCATTAAAGCACATGCCAAAAATAAACAAAGATGGAACACCAGCAACGTTTGTAGGTAATGCACAGGTACTAGCACCGGTGCTATTTGTATTTGCCGCTTGTGATCCAACACCAGATTATCCAGAAGAAGATTTTTGGGATCCAACCCAAATTGATATAGATAACGAAGAAGAACAAAACAGTAGATTTGCAATGGGTACTGGAATGGGAATGTTAGTATTAGAAGCTAACAGACAAGGACTACACACAGGTAATTGTGTATGTTTTGAACCTGGACCAATTACAGCACTAATTAAAGAATGGTCAGGCAGAGATGATTTTAATCATGCAGGACTAATGGTTGGCGCAGGATATCCAGTAGAAGAATGGACAGGACCGGATGGATATTTGCAAATGCGCGACCATCCATTAGTTGCAGACCACGAATATTCTCCACCAGACGATAGCGATAGAGACGATCCAAGATATTATAGAATTACATAAACATGACGACTGCATCTAAGAAGATAGCCTTCATTGGGTGCAGTCATTTTGCTGGACTCGAACAAGAAACACAAGGCAAGAACAACTGGACATTTCAGTTGTCTCAAAAATTCCCACAACACGAATATAGAAATTATTCCAGAGGCGGCCAAGGAATACAAGGATTTCAGCTGGCTCTATTAGATGCTAAAATGTGGGGCGCAGATATTATATTCTTAAACAGAACATATTTAGGTCGCTGGCAACTTGAATTTGATGTAACAGGACATGATTTTAAATTCATAAAAACCCACAGCATCGGAAACAATTGGACAGAGTGGCTATGTGATTTTTCTTTTATGTGGGGTAGCACCAATAGTGGACCAAACAGGGCTTATGGTCCCAACGATCGTCTAGAAGATACAGAATTTGATGACGTTGCAAAGTACTTTGAGAAAAATAAGAATTTTTGGAGAGTACAGTACTGTAATAATCAATGGCGTACAGATTGGGAATTAAAATGGTATTCAAACGTAGAAAAATTATATAATTTTGAGCATATATTTTTACTTGATTGGACACGGTTTAGTCATCAAGTTACTAATGAGAACGGAACAGATCTACCAACTCGTTCTTCAACTACGTGGGATGTAGATGTAGAAACTCATTTCACTAAAGGCAATTGGCAAACTCCATATTATCAACTCGGAATAACAATAAGCAAGATAGATCAACATCTTAATCCACATGGAAATAAGAGATTATTAGACGAATATATTCTTGCAAATCACAAAGTTAAATCAGCACTAACCACTTGACTTTTTAGTAAATTAGTAGTATACTAATACTATGATAAACATTACCAAAAAATACGATTACAAAGAACTAAAGCGTCAGAGTGTAGATGGAAAGCGTCTATATGAGAATCCATACGGCGATCCAGTTCCAAGTGTAACAACAATCCTAAGTGCTACACAACCAGCAGAAAAGCGACAAGCATTAGCTAACTGGCGTAAACGTGTTGGAACAGAAGAAGCACAACGTATTACTACAACTGCCGCTAATCGTGGAACAGTTATGCACAATATATTAGAACATTGGGCATTAGGTGAATACGAAACATATAACCCTGGAAATAATATTGTACACAGACAAGCCAAGGATATGGCACAAGTTGTTATTGACAATATTGAAAATGATGTAAATGAAATATGGGGCACAGAAGTAAATTTATGTGCCGCTAATTTATATGCAGGTACAACAGATTTAGTGGGCATGTATAAAGACAAGCCAACTATTATGGATTTTAAGCAAACTAACAAACCTAAAAAACGTGAATGGATTGACGACTACTTTTTACAAGGAGCCGCATATGCATTAGCACATAATGAGATGTTTGAAACAAAGATTGAAAACATTGCCATCTTTATGTGTAGTGGTGATTGCCAGTGGCAACTGTTTGAATCTACCGAAGAAGACTTTTCTTATTGGGCTACACAATGGGCCAAGAGATTAGAGAAGTTTTATGGCATGTCTTCATAAATACAGTATATAGAAAACGAGGAATAGCAGATGGCAACAACTAAAGTATCACAGATTATAATCAAAAAAGACATATTGACAAATTTACCTGTATTAGCACCTGGCGAATTTATGCTTGCAACAGACGAGCAAAGATTATTTCTTGGACAACTAACAGACCAAAGAACTGGCGACGATGCTGGTACAGATACTACTACAGCAACAGTTAAGTTTACAGTTAAGAGTGCAGGATCAGTTGTACCATTGGATCTAGACGGAATAAGTGAATTTTCTATTTCTGTGTATGATGGCCAAAATCCTACATCTGACCCACTAGTTATTCCAGGATCAAGTGTTGACATTAATGATGATGCACTTACATTCAATCATGGACTTGGAAGAGCACCTGCTTTTAACGACACTTTTACATTACATTATAATAAAGAAGTGACATCTTTTACTGCCGAAACTGGTACCAAATTACATTCAACAGCATTTACCAACAGTGGCAATGTAGTAAAAGAAATAGATGGCATAGAGTTTAATAGCGATATTAAAAATACTATTGTTATGAATTATACATTGTTTAACGTAGCAGGCAAAATGCGTAAAGGCACATTAACTATATTAGTGTCAGGCACCACAAACAGTAATATTGAAGATAAGTATTTTGGCGACAGTGAATTAAGTGATGTTGAATTTTCACTAACAAATACTGGTAAAATATTTAAATTAAATTTTAACACATCGATTACAACTGAATTAAATTTCGACTACACACAAACATCTACACAAAATTCGTAAGGTAATACAATGAACGAATTTTGGCAGAGTTCGCCTAAGCAACGTTTGAATTTGTGGAGGCAATTTCGTAAAAGTTTATCAGATATGGAATATCTGGGAAGACTACAAGCCGTTGTAGACTTTTGGAAAATGGCACCGATGTCTAGTATGCACACAGACATTTATGATGCCAGTACATGGACCCAACCTTGGGATTTTATTTGGGAAGGCGTCTATGATGAGAATAACGTAGCTTTGGGAATAGCGTATACATTACAGCTAGAAGGTTATGCAGAATGTGAGATTTTGCTTGTACAAAACTCAAAAGAAAGTTATATTTCTTTAATAGTTTTGGTAGACAAAACACACATTTTAAATTATAATTATGGTAAAGTAAATAGTGTGAATGATTTAGATTCTAACACTACTATACTAGAAAAAACGCAAGTTAGCGAGTTAACGTAATACTTTATACGTCAAGTGTTATTGTAAATAACTTACAGCTAATTAAAGAAACGGATAACAGATGACAAATATAATAGTAATTAAAAGAGATCAAACTAAAGAGGAACTTGATCTAGAAAAAATGCACAAAGTAGTTTTTTATGCATGTGAAGGAATAACAGGCGTTAGTCCAAGTGAAGTAGAAATTAGAAGTCATATTTCGTTTTACAATGGAATTGAAACAGCAAAAGTCCAAGAGACTTTAATTAAAGCAGCCGCAGATCTTATTAGTGAAGAAACACCAAACTATCAATGGGTAGCTGGTAGACTTATCAATTATCATTTACGTAAAGAAGTATATGGACAGTTTGAGCCATGTAGTCTTAATGAAATTGCTAAACGTAATGTAGAACTAGGTTATTACGATGAGAATTTTTTCGCCGTTTATAGTCCAGAAGAAATTTTTCAAATGGATAGCTATATTAGACATGATCGTGATGAAAATATTGCATTTGCAGGCATGGAACAGTTTCGGGGAAAGTATCTAGTACAAAATAGAGTAACAGGTGCAATATACGAAACACCACAAATAGCATACATGATGATTTCAGCAACACTGTTTGCTAACTATCCACAAAAAACAAGATTAAAATATGTAAAGGATTTTTATGACGCTATTAGTAATTTCGATATTAGTTTACCTACTCCTATTATGGCCGGACTCCGCACGCCGCAACGTCAATTCAGCAGTTGTGTACTTATTGAGACCGATGATAGTCTTGACTCTATTAATGCTACTAGTAGTGCTATTGTAAAGTATGTGAGTCAAAAAGCAGGCATTGGTATTGGTGCAGGTAGCATACGTGCTATTAACTCACCTATTCGCAATGGCGATGCAAGTCATACAGGAGTTATTCCGTTTTACAAAATGTTTCAAAGTGCAGTCAAGTCATGTAGCCAAGGTGGTGTACGTGGCGGAGCAGCAACATTGCATTATCCAATATGGCATTTAGAAGTAGAAGATTTATTAGTATTAAAAAATAACAAAGGTACAGAAGATAACAGAGTACGTCACTTAGATTACAGTGTACAGTTTAATAAACTTATGTACGAACGTTTGCTTACAGGTGGAAACATTACATTATTCTCACCAGCAGATGTACCTGGATTATACGAAGCATTTTTTAATGACCAAGATGAATTTAAACGTCTTTACGAAACAGCAGAACGCAACACACATATACGTAAAAAGTCTGTATCAGCAATTGAGCTAATTGGTAGCTTTATGGAAGAACGTAAGAATACAGGGCGTGTATATTTACAAAATGTAGACCATGCAAATACACACGGTGCATTTGATGAAGAAATAGCACCTATTCACCAGTCAAATTTATGCCAAGAAATTGACTTACCAACAAAGCCATTGAACAGCTTTGAGGACGAAGATGGTGAAATTAGCCTATGTACACTTGCCGCAATTAATTGGGGCAATATTAGAACCACACGTGATTTTGAACGTGTTTGTAGATTGGCAGTGAGGGCATTAGATGAATTACTTGATTACCAAAACTATCCTGTTAAGGCTGCAGAACGTAGCACAATGCATAGACGTCCACTTGGCGTTGGTATTGTTAACTTCGCATACTGGCTGGCTAAGAATGATTTAAACTATCAAGATATTGATGCAACAGGATTAGAATTAGTTGACGAATGGGCAGAAGCATGGAGTTATAATCTTATTAAAGCAAGTGCAGATTTAGCCGTAGAAAAAGGCACAATTAGTGGCAACAAAGAAACAAAGTATGGAAAAGGAATTACACCTAACGAAACATACAAAAAAGATCTTGATGAATTAGTCAAGCATAAAGAACGCCAAGATTGGAAAGGATTGCGTGAACAACTTAAAGCAACAGGTATTCGTAATTCAACTCTAATGGCACTTATGCCTGCAGAAACATCAGCGCAAATTAGCAACAGCACGAATGGAATTGAACCACCACGTAGTCTTGTTAGTATTAAACAATCAAAGCACGGTGTATTAAAGCAAGTAGTACCAGAATACAGACGTTTGCAAAACAAGTATGATTTACTATGGGATCAAAAGTCACCAGAGGGTTATTTAAAAATTATGGCAGTATTACAAAAATACATTGATCAAGGCATCAGTGTTAATACAAGTTATAATCCACAGTTTTACGAAGATGAAAAAATACCAATGTCAGTAATGATTCAACACTTGTTGATGTTTTACAAATATGGCGGGAAACAATTGTATTACTTTAATACATTCGATGGTCAAGGCGAACTTGATGTCAACAAACTAAACGAAGAACAATTAGCACCAGGACTCGTCGATGATGAAGACTGTGATAGCTGCAAAATATAAAAGGTAATATAAATGAGCTCAGTATTTAATTCAGCCAACAAAACAGATCACACTAAGGCATTAGCTTTTTTAGATTCTGCCGGCGCAGTAGCTATTCAACGCTATGACACTATGAAGTATAAACAGTTTGATAAACTAACTGATAAGCAGTTGGGATTCTTTTGGCGTCCAGAAGAAGTTGATGTCACTAAAGATTCAAATGACTTTAAACTATTAACAGATCACGAACAGCATATTTTTACAAGTAATCTTAAAAGACAAATTCTTTTAGATAGTGTACAAGGCCGTGCGCCAAGTGAAGCATTTGGTCCACTTGCATGTTTACCAGAATTAGAAGCATGGATTCAAACTTGGACATTCAGTGAAACAATTCACTCACGTAGTTATACACATATTATTCGTAATATCTATTCTAATCCAAGCATTGTATTTGATGGAATGATGGACATTGAAGAAATCATGGATTGTGCTGGAGACATTTCAGAATGCTACGATCAGCTTATTGATTTATCTTCTTATTATAATTTGCTAGGTGTTGGTAAGCACAAAGTAAATGGTAAAACAGTTGAAGTAGACTTGTATGAAATGAAGAAGCTACTATACAAAACACTAATGAGTGTTAACATCTTAGAAGGCGTTCGTTTTTATGTAAGTTTCGCATGCTCTTGGGCATTTGCAGAACTTAAAAAGATGGAAGGCAATGCTAAGATTATTAAACTAATTGCACGTGATGAAAACTTGCACTTAGCATTTACACAATCTTTATTAAAGGTTCTACCAAAAGATGACCCAGATTATATTAAGATTGCAAAAGAAACAGAAGCTGATTGTATCCAAATGTTTGTTGATGCAGTAGATCAAGAAAAGGCATGGGCTGAATACTTGTTCAAAGATGGATCAATGATTGGACTAAACACACAGCTACTAAGTGATTATATTGAATGGATCGCATCAAAGCGTATGACCGCAGTTGGACTAAAGTCACCATACACTGTATCACAAGCAAACCCACTACCATGGACACAAAAATGGATTTCAGGCGCAGAAGTACAAGTTGCTCCGCAAGAAACTGAAATTAGTAGTTATGTTGTTGGTGGTGTTAAACAAGACGTATCCGAGGATACATTTAAAGGATTTAGTTTATGACAAATGTAGTAGTATACAGTAAGCCACATTGTCCTTATTGCGATAAGGCTAAGGCATTACTTGAAAGAATGAATATCGAGTTTGAAGCAAAAATGCTTGATAAAGATTTTACAAGAGAAGATTTAATGGAAGTTGCCCCAACGGCTCGAACCTTTCCACAAGTGTTTATTAATGGAACAAACATCGGCGGGTATGATCAATTGACAACATACATTGAAACAACTAATTTTAACGGAACAGGATTTACATTATGATTATTGAAGCACCTTACAAAGTAGGGGATATAGTAAGTATCAAACTAAGCAGTGGCGAAGAAATGATTGCGAAACTTGAAGAAGAAACAGCAACACACATTTCACTAAACAAACCACTTATTTTAGTAGCAGCAGAACAAGGCGTAGGCTTATCACCATTTATGTTCACAGTTAGCCCAGATGCTAAAGTGCGTTTGAATATAAATAGTATTATATGTGTAGTTAAGTCTGCGAAAGACGCCAGCTCAACATATATTCAACAAACAACAGGTATACAGTTAGCAAAAGCATAATATGGCAGCAGTTCACAGAAATACAGATAGTCGTGCATGTGGAGCCTCAACTGAAGTTGCAGGCCAAACCACAGTCTATGTCAATAACAAATTATGTAGTGTTGACGTAGATCCAAACAGTCACGGCGGTGGTGAACTAGAAGCAGCAAATCCAAATGTATATGTGAATAATAAACTTGTAGTTATTGTAGGTAATAGTGCAAAGAGAGATAGCAAATGTCCAATACCAGGCGGCAATCATTGTAATCCAAAAGCAACAAGCGGTAGCGGTAATACAGCTATAGGCGGCGAGTAATGGCAGATTTTCAATCAGCAGCAAACTACTTAAAAAATACTGATGTAGACTTAGTTACAAGTACTACTATAGATGTTGGCACAGGCGAAGTAGAAGCGAGAACAACTAGTTTTAGTTTAAGAGAAATTATTTGTAGTTTACTTGCTGGTAATGGAATTTTACTTCCTAATTTACAATTATGTTTGAAAATTAATATTGGCAGATTATTAGGAATTCCTGGAATTCCACCAGAGCTATATAAAGCATTACAAGAAGCCGAAGGTGCATTAGATGAATTTATTGCACACACAAACATTGATAATGTGTTAGGTAGACTTAATGCCGCAATTGCAGAATTTGCCGCAATTGCTAATATGATTAACTTTTGTGGAACACCAATTAATCCAAAGCCAATTCCAAATGTATTAGAAGATTTATTTGGGTCCTATTTAGGCGCAGGTAAAGATTTACTTGATAAACTAGGTACAATGTTTGATAGTGATGTTGGAGGATGTACAAGTGGCGGCGGATTTAATGCAGGAATATTCCAAGGTGGAGTACTCAAGTCACTCGGTGATATCATTGATGAATTTGGAAGTATTGCTAATGCACCTGCAAATACAATTGACTCATTAACTAATGAATTAAAAGCGTTTGCATCTGACATGCAAAATCTAGTAGAGTTTGAAAACAATTTTAGTGGCACAGAATCAAATGGTGGTAGTTCTTTTACAACAGGAACAGAATCGTCAACGCACACAGGTGTTGGAACAGCAATTGACACAAGTACACTTACATTATCACATGCACAACAAGTAGCAGGTGGATTAAAATCAGCTTATTCAAGCCTAAGTGGCTATAAGGTTGGTCCTGAAAATAAGAACATATTTGAATATCTATTGGAACCAAAAATGCTTGGACAACTTGCATCAGAAGATTTACCTACAGTAAACACAGTTGAAAGAACACCAAATTATGACTATTGTGGAGTAATTGAATCATACACAGCATCACCTAACAATGTAGTGGAAAAAAGCGCAGGCGCACCACCATCTGCATCAACTGATCCCGGAATAACTGGATTAGCAGAAAGTGGAATCGTAAGCAATAGTTCACCAATTACAACAACAAATTTAACTAATCCTAACCCAATGGTTAGAAAAACAGTTCCTAATTCAACCATAGGAACGCCAGGCGACAAAAAAGGTGATATTGCATCTGACTCGTCGCATATATACATAGCAAATGCAGATTATGATGGATCTACTGCAATTTGGGTAAGATCTGCCGTAGATCAGTCCTGGTCGTAAAAAAATCTAAAAAAACAAGACATTTCGGTTGACAAAACCATATCTTACTGTTATATTATATATAATTGGACTATAAAAGAAAATCGGTATAAACATGAGAGCACAAATATATAAAGATGGAGTTAAGCGAATCAATGCTAAAATTGAAGTTCCGCTTAGTGACGAAGATGTTGGCGACTATATTCTTAGCGCATTAGTCGGCGAATCTATAGATTTAAAAAGTTTACAGACAATGAATAAACGACAACTTTTACATCTTGCTAAAGAAGAAATTAAAACATTTGGCACAGAGAATCCACGAGTACGAGTTAACGGAATAGACAATGACACTGAAGTGATTGTTAAGAATTACGTTAAACAAATGTTCCCCGAACTACAATAACCAGGAGATTATTATGAACAAGATTAAATATTTTATTATAGCAACAGCGATACTATTAGCCAACTCGGCAATTGCTGGTACAGTACAACTAGATGCAGTTGTAATAAAAGTTGTACCACAATATTCAGAAGTACAAGTAACTACACCCATTAGAACATGTAAAATAGTAGATGTTCCAATTTATGGAAATACTGGTAAAGCACAAACAGGTGAAGTATTAGGTGGTGCAATTATTGGTGGTATACTAGGTAACCAAGTAGGCGGTGGTAAAGGACAAGATGCTGCAACTATACTAGGTGCAATTTTAGGGGCAGACTTTGCCAATAAAAAAGGCGGACAACAAACTATCGTTGGATACAAACAAGTAGAACAATGTGAACTTAGAAATAGAATAACTACAAAACCTGGGCCTACAACATACAAAGTAACAGTTAAAATGCCTAGTATGGGAAGTAGACAAAACACAAGGAAAGAAGTGTATACATTTACAAGTGAAACAAAATATTCAATTAACGAAAAAGTATTCGTAAGTGTTGATTATTCAATCACAGATGTATATAGATAAATAAAAAGTAGAAAGAATATGCCGGTATAGCTCAGTTGGTAGAGCAACTGATTTGTAATCAGTAGGTCACAAGTTCGAATCCTGTTACCGGCACCAGATATAAAGAAAAGGCGATTGGACTGCCGGGCTGCAAAATGCCTTAAAACGGAAATACAAAAGAGAAACAATTTAATAAGTATAAATATAAAGAGACATGGGGCTGTAGCTCAGTTGGGAGAGCGACTGGTTTGCAACCAGTAGGTCGTAGGTTCGATCCCTATCAGCTCCACCATTATCAACCCAGCCTTAGTGCTGGGTTTTTATTTAGTTTTATATTGACAAATAAATACTACTATTATATACTATAAACATGAGACCATATCATTTACTAATACCGTCTGATCAATTAGCTATCAGTGACAAAAATACAAAACTAACTTACAATGAATTTATAACAGAAATACACAAAATTAATGCGTGGTATAAACAAAATGGATATCATGCAGGACATAGAATTAGTGTAGTAGGAATAAATTCAGTGCATACGTATTTGTATCTATTCGCTGCGGCACTTGATATGTGTGCAACCACATTACCATATGGCGGCACTGAAGACGAATGGCGTTTTAGATTAGATTCAAATAACAGTAATGCTATTGTGCATGTTAACACAGATGGTACAGTAAAGTTAGAACATTTACATTATGAGAAAAGCACAGTTCTTGATAAAGAAATAATGCTTTACTATAGTAGTGGCACAAGTCACCCATATGGCTGGACAAAAAGCTATCCAGTTCCATATGAATTAGATGAAAATAATTATGGCACTAGTCAAGATGTAACACACTATTATCGTGAACGTGGAAACAAATGGTATCGTAACCCAGAAACAAACAAAACAATAAATGCAATGGCACCTTACATTGGGTGGGGACAAGAAGTTACATTTACAACTATTGCCAAAGGCGGTCATGTGCATCTTATTGATAAACAAAGTGAATACACAGAAGCATGTAAATGGGTAAAACCCACATGGTTAGCAGGCTTTCCTTTAGCATGGCAAAAAGTAATAGACAGTGGTGATAATGGTGGTCATAATATTAAAGTGTTTGAATACAGTGGTGCAAAACTTATTGATGGACAAAAGGAAGAGTTTGAAAACTTCTTTGGACATAGTAATTGGATATGTGGATATGGAGACGCTGCAACAGGAATGACACTTGTTAATTACAGCAATAACTTTGATACAATAGGTAAGCCAATACAGTGTCTTGTTAATGCTGGTGCCGAATATAGACTGTCAAATGAAAATAGCACTATTGAATTTAGAGGTCCCATGACACCAGATGGTGATTGGTGGGATACAGGAGATATAGCTGAAATAGACAGTAATGGAGATTGGATACTAAAAGGTAGAGCAAACGAACTTATTATTGTGCGTGGCGGAGGCAAAGTATATCCATTCGAAGTAGAACATGTTATGTCACAGCATCCTAATGTGAAGGAAGTATATGTTTATCCACAGCCAGATGATAAATTACACTTTGTTCCTGCATGCATATACAGTGGAGATATAAGTCCAGCAGAATTAAAAGAATGGTGCAAAAGTAAAATGCAATCTTTTAAATGTCCAGTAAAATATACAAGATTAACAGATACAATCGCAGTATTAGGACAAGCTGCGTGTATACCAAAGGTAAGTCGAGTAAATATGTATAATACATTAAATGATAACCCAGAATGGATTAAAGATGAGTAATCTAAAACAAAATTTAGGTGATAGTTATAACAACGGCTTTGATGATGCAAACGAACAAATAAAGTTATATAGCACGTGGGAAACATATACGAAAGATATATGCGAAGAAGCAGGCTGGTTAGGACCGTTAAAAACAACACAGTATGTAATAGACAATGTCGATGTTAGACATGAGATTGCTGACCTTGCCTGTGGACCAGGTCCTGGTGGTGAAATATTATGGCAAAAGGGATATGCTAATGTTGATGGATACGATCTAACCAAAACATTTCTAGAGAAAGCAAAACAACATTATAGAAATGTTAGTGTCATTGATATTGTAAAACAACCATTGCCTAAACAATATGATATAATATTAGCAAGTGGATTGTTTACAAAAGGACATCTAAGTTCAGCACCAGCAGAAAATATTGCAAACAGTCTAAAAGAAAATGGACTGTTGATTATTACAACACCACATATGGATGATTATGACTACATAGCAGAATCAGGTTGGGATAAACAAACATTCTTAACACAAATAGAATGCATAGGTCCATGGCCAAGTTTAGTTACAACACATCAACATTATCATTACCTTCGAGTATACAAAAAATGAAGAATATATATCTTGCAAACTTTAGTATGACAATCAACCCAGGCGAGCATAAATTCTTGCCTTATAGTGTTGCTGGTCTATGGACTTATGCTGAGCAAGATGAACAAGTTAAAAACAATTATCAGTTGGCAGGAATTTACTACGACAAAGTAGATCACGATGAAATATTAGACGAACTCGACAATCCATTTCTATTTGGTTTTAGTGTTTACATTTGGAATGAAAATTATACAAATATACTATCACAAAAAATTAAAGAACGCTGGCCAGAATGCATTATTGTTTATGGTGGTCCACAAGTTCCACAAGATTCAAAAAACAAATGGTGGAATGAACATGAATATGTAGATGTTGTAGTATTTAAAGAAGGCGAAGAAATATTCAAGGATATACTAAAAAATCCAGATAAGAAATGGATATCTGAACAAATTAATACAGCGGTTAACTTTGGAACACATTGGAGTAATAGTGTATCAAATGATAAACGTGCAACACGACAACGTGATTTAACTAAGTTACCAAGTCCGTATCTAAGTGGAACAATGGGCAAACCTAAAAAGCATCATGCTATGCTGTTTGAAACAAATAGAGGCTGTCCATATGCTTGCACATTTTGTGATTGGGGTGGACTAACATACAGTAAACTTGTTAACCACGATATTAACAGGTTAGAAGCAGAAATAGAGTATGCAGGCAAAAACAAGATTGGATTCTTATACAGTGTTGATGCTAACTTTGGTATTCTCAAAGACCGAGATAATTCCATTGCTGATATGATTATTGCTACAAAGAAAAAGTATGGATATCCAAAAACATTTTTTGCTAATTGGGCCAAAAATGCAAACGAAGATATATTAAAAATAGCAAAGAAAATGTATGATGCAGAACTTATCAAAAGTTTTATTATGAGTTTGCAAACATTAACACCATTGGCAATTGAACTTATTAAACGTGATAACATGGATAGCAACGATTATGAATACTTTGCTAAACGTTGTAGTGAAATAGGTTTGCCATTTGACTGTGAACTTATTATTGGTAATCCAGGAGAAACATTAGACAGTTGGAAAGATACATATTTAGAAATTACAAAATATGATTCATTGTCAACATACTTGTATCCATTAGCACTATTACCAAATGCTGAAATAAGCACTACAGAAAGTAGAGAACGATTTGGATTTAAAACTGTTCGTAAACCATTTCCAGGTGTATTAAATGAGAACACTCCAGAAGAGATTGAATTAGTAGTAGAAACCAATTGGTTAACAGAATCCGATATGAGAGAAATATGGGAATGGACATGGACTACACGAACAGGACATGAGTTTAACCTTTTACGTGATGCTGCAGACTATTTAACTAGACAAAAAATTGTAACTAAAAAACAGTTTTATGATGATTGGTATAAGTTTGTTGTTAATAGTAATGGTATAACAAAAAAGCATTTTAACAAAGCAAAAGGCAGAATTGATGATTATGTATTTGGATTAGCAAGTCAAAGTTTAGGATATAAAGAAAATATAAGTGATCACCGTGATAAGTTTTATGCAGAAGTAAAAATATTTTTACTACAGTATGAAATTGAAGAATGGCTACTTGATGAATTATTACGCTATTGTGATGCTAGATTATTTAATCACAACATAGAATATCCACATACACAAACGTTTGATTACGACTTTATACATGATGTAAAACGAGAAACAACAATAGAGTTTACACCAACACTAAGAGGCGCCGCTTCTACTACAGCTCAAATGCTACTCGACGGTAGTGATAA